TGCTTGCATGGCTTCGGCGTTTTTAAGCAAGCTCCGTTGATTATCTCGAGCAAACTTCGCTTTCTCCTCCATCGCCTTCAGTTCGTCGTCCTTCTGCTGCGGGTCTGAAGCCGCTTGGGCAATTTGCAGCCGCAGCTGAAACTGCTTGTCGAGCTTTTCTCGCACTTGCTGCTCGCCTTTGTTGGCTTCGTCCAGTGCGTCCTTCAGTGCCTGCTTCCAGCGTTCAGTCTCAAACACCCAATCGCCGATCATCTTGCTAATGTTAAAACTGGCCGCTGCCACCGCCGCAGCGATGCCAGCTTTGGCGATCATCATCCCAGCGCCGCCTTTTTCACCGGCGTCACCCAGTTCTTTCATCTGGCTGGAAATGTTGCTGAACTCGCCCGAATAGGCCTGCAGTTCAGACAGTCCGAGGGACTCAAAGATTTTGCCGAACACGCCCGACAGTTTTTGCCCGGTGTCGGCCGTCTTTTTCATCTGGCCAGCAACGGCCGTAAACGCAGGCGATGCGTTGTCAACGCCGTCGAGAATGATTTCTACAGATTCAGCCATTACATCCGCCTGTAGGCTTCCGCCTCCGCCCGGTTTTGCTCCGACCGGAAGCACTCGTAAAACGACACAAACCACGCCGATTGATCCAGCACGCCCCCAGCCACCGGCGGCAGTCCCTGCTTCATCAGGTCCGCCATCCGAATGGCCTTGAGCAGGCCGCGATCAATCATCTGCTTCGGGCATCCGGTTAGTTCGACGTAACCGCTCTGCCCGCACTCATCACACCCGGCTTCGTTGCAGCTGCTGCAGGCAATTGACACGCTGGCCAGTTCAGTTGGCCGGTCGTGGCATTTGCCCGCCGTGCAGCTGCCGCACAGCAGCCCCTGCCGGATCAGGGCTGCGACGCGGAGTTTTTTTCGTCGGCCTTGCTCGTGCTGCCGCCCGCCAAAACCTTGCGATATAGCTCGTAGGCTTCGGCAGTCGTGAACACGTCCAAGATCGCTTCGGGGCTGTAGGGAATCTCGCCGCCCGTTGCCGGGTCTCGAAAGTTCCGCCAGCCCGTGATGACTTCGGCCAGTCCCTGCTGCAGCTGTGCGAATAGCTCGCGGCTGCTTTGGCAGTTCTTTAGTCCGTCCAGCAGGTCGCCGAGGCGTTCCTGCCGTCTCATCGAAAGTGCGACCGTGTAAATCGTCGGCCGCTGGTCTTCTGGTTTGTCGATGTCCCAGTCGAGAACGATTGGAAATCGCTCGCCGGGTTCCAATGCTCGCCCCATTGGTTCCTCCTAGTTAAGTGTGTTTGATTACGGTGCTGAGAAAGTAAACGAAAGCTCATCATTGCCAGCCGCCGCCGACTTGTTGCACTGGAACGTGATCTCGTCGGTGACAACGCCGTTGCGGTCGCCGATGGCTACGTTGGTCCGCTGCAGTTTGGGTGCTGCAATGGCAAACTTGTCGGTTGCGTTTTCAAGGTCGAAAGCCAACGCTTCCTCGGTCATGCTGGTCCAGATGTCGTAGTTGTCCTTCGTGCCGTCCAGCTCCATTTCTGGGTTGATGGTTCCGGTCACGGATCGGTCGGTGATGATGGCGGCAGCGTAGCCGGTGCCGTCGGTGTTGGTTGCACACTCACGCAGGACGACCGTGTTGCCGGCGTCGATGGTCATCGACTGGAAGCAAGGCGACCAGCTGCCGATGGTGAACGTGGCGTTGGCAACTCGCAGAGGCAGGGCCGTCGGGTAGGTTGGTGCCAGCAGCGAGACGGCCGAGTTGCCGACGAAGACGCCGGTGAACGTCCAGTTGATGCTGGCGATCTTGCCAGTCTCGAAGGTCATGCTGAACGTCCCAGCACAGCCACGCATCAGCAGGCGGTTGCCGTCGATGTAGGCTCCGATGGTCAGCGTCTTAACGTTGCTGCCTGGCGTTTCTGACTTCGGCGTGAACACGCCACCGGCCGCAGTCCAGCCGCAGGCAGGCAGAAAAGTCGACGCCCAGCCGGGGACGCCGCCAGCTCCGCTGCCGTAGACCTCGGTCCTGAATGTGCAGGTGCCGCCGTACAGCTCTGGCACGGCTGGCAGGCTTGAGAAACTGCTTTGACTTGGACGCGGCGTCATCGCAATTGTCGGCGTCATCGTCAGGTCAAAGACGTTGAACGCAGCATCGGCAGCGACGAGGCTTTCGGCACTTCCGCTAGTGACTTCAATCTTGGCGGCAAGAACGTTTTTTCGGCGAAGTAGTGGCATGGGGTTTGGCTCCTATGGTTTGCCGCGAACGATTTGTCCGTCGCGCATGCGTCTGGGGATTTGACCGGTACGGACTAAATATTCAAACTTGATGGATTCGCTGACGTTCTTGGAGAATTTAGCCCGCATGACTTCGTTGACTCGCTGCTGATTGCTCAGGCTGGCAAACATGCCCCAGACCGTGATGCCTTGTAGGAACTTCAGTCGGGTCCGTCGCTTGGCGGCTTTTTCGTCTTTGTCGCGGCCTTTGTTGATGTGCGAGATGTTTTGAATAGCCACCCACAGCGGCTTGCTTTTTGGAAACACAAACGCGCCGGGGATGAATGATCGGCCTTTGGTCTTTAGTGTTTTGTAGGTGACGCCGCCGCCTGCCTTGGCTACCTGCTTCGCTCCAAACTTTGCCAAGCCGGGCCGACGTTCTGGGTGAATGGTCAGTTTGCCGGTCAATTCCGCTGGCTTGGCGCGGTGCATCTTGATTGAATCAATTACATCTTTTTGTTTGATGTAATACTTTTGAGTGATAATCTTGGCGGACTCGCGGCGACCTTGTTTCAGCGTATCGTTAATCGCACGAGAAACCGCCTGCCTCATCGCTTTTGGCCATGCACTTAACTGGTCGCCCATTTGCTTCATCTGACTGGCGTCAATCGTAAACTGCAGGGAAGGTGCTTTGCTTAGGTCTGCCACGGCTAACTCCTCGCCGTGTAGGGGTCGTTTTCGGTGACACGAAAAACAATCGTCAGCGTCAGCTTAAACCCGCTGGTTTCTTCGGTCGTGATATTGTCCACCTGGCTGATGGTGGAATCGATGGCCAGCGCGTCCCAGTTGTGCCAGCTGGCCGCTGGTGTGCAGATGGCCTTGATGCAGTCTGCGGCGAACGTGTTCCGCAGTGCGTCAATCTTTGTCGTGGTGCTTTCGGTCGGCATCAGCAGACCGGCAATCGTGAATTCAAGGTCGTAGGCCGTTCGTGGTGGGTTGCCCGGTGCGGAAAGCTCGTCGTTTCGCGTCAGCGGTCCCTGCGTCACAATCAGCTGATTGTTCTGCGGCCGGAAGCCGTCGTATCGAATCGGCCGCGCCACCTCGGAAACGGTCAGCTCATAACCGCCAACAACGGTGATCAGCGCGAGCCTCGTGGCCAGCTTCTGTGCAATCTGTTCGCTGATCGGGGTTGCCACGGTTTCGCCTTATCCGTTGAGAGCCAGAACAATCACGCCTGCGTCGTCGCTGAGCTTGCGTGTTACCGTCATGCGGGTCGTTGCCGTGTCATCGACTCGGCGTTTAACGTCAACGCTGTCTTGGCCGCGGTTGACCTCGTTGCTCAGCACGCCGCTGGTTGCGTGCCGCTTGATTCGGATGACCATCTCAAACAGCATCGGGTTCCCGGCTTGGTCGAAAATAGCCGGAGGGTTACGCTCCAGAATGGCGTCAATAGAGCGTGAACCCCCTCCGGCAAAATAATAGACGACCGGCTCCGCGAACTCGGCGAGTAGTTGCGGAAACGCGGCCGTCTGGAAACTCTGATCAAACCGACTCGCCACGGTTGCTGGCTCCAATCACTAGGTGGTGATGTTGCTCAGCAAGTGGCCAGCTTGTGGGTACAGCACAACCTCGTCCACGTCGTGACGGACGCGGATGATGTTGCCTCGGACGATTTCGTCCCGGTAGCTTTCGACAGTGCCGCCAGGGCTGCTGCCGTCTTCCGACCAGTGGAACATTCGGCCGATGCAAGGCTCGGCCATGTCGGCCGAAGTTGCGACGCGGCAGACCATTGCGTACTCGTCAGACCAGATTTGCGAGGCCGCAAACGTCTGGCCTTCCTTGGCGCTGTTTCGGCTGGCACCGGCTACGATGACGTAGTCGAGACCAAACACCGATGCCAGTTGTGCGGCAGTGATGTCCGATTGCTTAGACGGGTCGCCAGCACCATTGGATTCAATGGCGTCGATGACTTGGGCACAGCGCCGCAGGTTGCGGAAGACCTTTTGGTTGATGATCAAGGCATTGGCCCACAGGCCGCTGCCGTCCCAAATCTTCTTGACCGCAGCGTCGACGTTGGTGATCGGCACGGCGTTGGCCACGTCGTCCCATTCGTCGGTAATGCCAGTGGTCAGGGCTGCGCCGTTCCATGTCGTCGTGTTAAACACGGCGTCGGCGACCCGCTGCTCGGCGTTTCGCAGAACGGCAGAAAATGCTCGCAGGGTCGACACCTGCTCGGCGTCGAAATACTCGCGGTACATCTTCGCTTGGCGGTCGTCGACTGGCTCTTCTGCACCGTGTTCTTCGCAGGCGAAGGTTGCAGTGCTGAAGGTGAAGTTGCCACGGCTGTAACCGCTGCCGGGTGATCGGTTGGTAGTCCGCTGCTGCAGCAATTGCTCAACAGGGATTACGCCGAAAACACCAGCTTGGCTGGCGACATCAATGACGGGGAAGACCTGCGAGGCGACGTAGCCGAGGCGGTCGCTTTCAAGGTCGAACTCCAAAAAGCTGGCCAAGTCTGGCCGCAGTGTGGTTAATGCACTGGTGGGTGATGGCATGTGAAAGCTCCTTTTTCAGTTTTGGTTATTAGGCGTCGACGACGTAGCTGAGAAGTACGTCGATGTTGGTGGACGTGGTCAGTGTGCCCGATGCGGTCAAGGTGATCGCAGTGTTGGCATCGCATGGCGCGAACGATGCACCGTCTGCGAGGATGCTGGAGTTGGCGGTAACGCCAGCCAATACGCGGGTGCTTTGGGTCAAAGCGCCTACGGTGTTGCTGACCAACTGCACGCCAGAGGCGGATTGGGTGGCAGAGATGCGTACGGCAGTTGCGCCAGCCGCATTGCCGCCGATGGAAATCATCGTCGCATCGACGAGCCGGTAACTGCGGCCGGGAATCGCTGGCAGCAGGGTCGCTCCGGCGTTGACGTTGGCCGTGGTTGTTCGCACCCGCAAGTGCTGCACGCCGCCAGTGTTGCCGTCAACCAAGACTTCGATCACGTCGTTGTCGGCAGTGGCGGCTTCGAGTGCCGTGCCGTAGCGAACAGATCCGCTCGCGCCGACCTTGCCCGATGCGGCCAGATAAACCGGGTCGCCGACAGTGATCGCGGCGTTGGCCACGCACTTGCGGGTTCCCATCGCGCTGTTTAGACGAACGCCGACCTGCTCGTTGGCAGCGGTTGACGGGAACCCGCAAGT